AGCTTGGATTGCAATGTCTATTGTAGATCTAAAAACAGAAACGGCTGTGATAAATCAGAAAGTTAGCGAAAATCACAAGATGTTAACAGTTTTGTGGGATGATTTTTTGGAGAATAAAAATGGTGATGTCGCGTGGATCAATGAGTCAGCAAGTATCCAAGCCGCCACAGAAACGAAAAAGACCAACTAGCAATCCTAATATAGCTAGAGGTTGCGGTGTTGTTTTAAGCAATAGAAGAAAAGTAACTAAGCGCCCGAAGAGGAAACAAAAAAATGCCTAAAGACGCATGTTATAAAAAAGTCAAAGCTCGCTACAGAGTTTTTCCTAGCGCTTACGCATCAGGTGCTATTGCTAAATGTCGGAAAGTGGGAGCCAAGAACTGGGGTACAAAAGCAAAAAAGAAGAAAGGAGGCAGCAAGGGCAGAGCTACTAAAAGGCGGTAATGGTAGTAGCTGAAGTTCTGACTGGAATAGCCCTTGTTCAAAAATCTGTTGAATTTATTAAGAGCAACATTAACACGGCTAAAGATATAGGCGCTATAGCAGGACAGATTGACAGTCTGCTAACAGGCGAAAAGCAGGTACAGGAGCAACGTGCAAAAAAATCTGGTGTTAGTTTAGGTGATCAATTCGGCATCAATAAGGTGGCTCAAGAGGTCATAGACGCTAGACTGGCTCAAGAAAAAGTTCAGGAGATGCGTACTCTTGTGGACATGAGGTTTGGTCCCGGAACTTGGCAAAGTATTGTTGATGAAAGAGCCAAAAGAATACAGCAGGCAAAAGAGCAAGCAGCAATTGAGCGCCGTCAAAGAGAAAAAGAGGCGCATGAATTTGAAGAGATGATGAAACAAATTCTTTTGATTGGTGCGGTTATTTTGATGGCATTTGGAAGCTTTGTTTTGTTATTCACTGTGGTTATATAAGTTGGAAAGCACATGGCAGTACGAAAAACTAAAAAGGGCGCAGCTCTCAAGCGTTGGTTCAAGGAGGACTGGAAGGATGTCCGCACGGGGAAAGCGTGTGGCAGACGCAAGGGTGAAAAACGGGGTACTCCATATTGCCGCCCCTCCAAGCGCATTTCTTCTAAGACCCCTAAAACCTCTGGAGAAATGACAGCCGCTGAAAAACGCAGCAGAATATCGCAAAAGAAACGTATAGGACAGCCAGCAGGGAAGCCGAGGCGAGTAAAATCCTTACGGCGTAAGAAAAAGTGAAAAACATTATAGAGAGTTGGGTAAACAACGATTTAAGTGTTGTTGACAAAGACACAGGATTTGCCCCATGTCCATTCGCTAAACGAGCGATACAAGACGGCAAATTAAACATAATTGATTGTGATGGAGACTTATGGGAACAGGTCGCTAAACAATGTAAGGACTTCGATGACAATTATTCAGTTGTCATATGCCTAGAAGAATACCCCATGCAGACGTATGAGGAAGTAGAAGCGGCTTGCATGGCTATGAATGAATGGTTTTCCCTTAACAAGATGGATGTTTGGCTGCTTGCGTTTCAGACGGACTTTACAATGGTTTTTGTGCAAAAGTTGTCAGAATTGAATGAGGCTAGTCAAAAGCTGGAAAAAATGGGATACTACGAGCAGTATGACCGTGATGATTATGTGCGTTTAATTTTAAACAGGCGAATGAGGTTGCAAAATGGCTGATCCAAAAAAACAAATGGCTGCTCTTAAAGAATTGGCAGAAAAAATGGGCTTTGATTTAACTAAAAAAGCTGCGCCTAAAAAAATGCGTGGTGGCGGCGCTACTAAAGCTCCGAAGCGTATGCGTGGCGGTGGAGCAACGAAAGCCCCAAAACGTATGCGTGGCGGTGGATCTACTATCCCTAAAAAGATGATGCGCGGTGGTGGTGTCAAAAAGATGATGCGTGGTGGTAAGGTTAAAAGCTAATGGCTGTATCTGGGTCTACAGATTTTGAGCTTGATGTATCTGATTACATTGAGGAAGCTTTTGAGCGCTGCGGTTTAGAGGTTCGCACAGGGTACGATCTAAAAACAGCAAAGCGTTCATTAAATCTTTTGTTCGCTGATTGGGCTAATCGCGGTCTAAATCAGTGGACAATTGAACAGCGTACTTTAACGCTAACTCAAGGCACAGGCTCGTATAATCTAGGTGCAGATGTAATTGATGTATTGTCTGCTGTTTTACGGCGAAGCGGTACTGATCTAACTATGGACAGAATCAGCCGTGATCAATACATTTCCATTCCGACAAAGACGACCCAATCAAGACCAACTCAATTTTTTATTGATCGTCAAATCACTCCACAGATAAAAATATGGCCTTTGCCAGAAAATAACACTGATACAATCATATATGATGTGTTGACTAGGATAGATGATGCAGATGATTACACAAATACAGTGAGTTTGCCGTTTAGATTTTATCCATGTCTTGCGGCTGGTCTTGCTTATTATCTTGCTATAAAGAAAGCTCCTGATCGCATTCAAATGTTAAAAGCTATTTATGATGAAGAATTTATGAGAGCGCAGGAAGAAGATCGTGACAGAGCTTCATTTAACGTAACTCCAAACTTACAGTTCTATAGAGTTGTGTGATGGCTAGGTTTGCTGTTGGCAAAGATGCGTATGGAATATCTGATAGATCAGGCTTTCGATATCGTCTACGCGATATGCGAAAAGAGTGGAATGGCCTGCTTGTTGGATACGATGAATGGGAAGAGAAGCACCCACAATTAGAACCTGTAAGGCACCCGCCTGATGCAGAAGCGTTAAGAGATCCAAGACCAGACACTCAAAACATAGAGTCAGTTGAAATAAAGTATCCAATTTTCAACCTGACCACATTACTTTATGATGCGTCTATAAAAGGTTCAACATCTTTAAACAGAGTGACTGTGCAGGTCACTGCAAATCCAGTTGTTGCTGTTACTGGCTCAAGTATCACCAGCAGTCTTGGTAGTGTTACGGTGGTGGTATAATGGCTTTTACTTACACAACATTAAAGCAGGCTATTCAGGATTATGCTGAAAACGATGAAACTACGTTTGTAAACAACATTGATAATTTCATCAAAGCAGCAGAAGAGCGCATATTCAAAGAAGTTGACCTTGAGTTTTTCCGCAAAAATGTCACGGCTGCGATGACCAGTGGTAACAAATTTTTAGCGATGCCGTCTGATTTTCTTTCGTCATTCTCTCTTTCTTACGTTGATGGATCTGGCGACAATGTATTCTTGCTGCAAAAGGATGTAAATTTTTTGCAAGAGTTTCATCCAGACGCGACAGAGGTTGGTGCGCCTAAGTATTATGGAATATTTGACTATCAGAACTTCATTGTAGCTCCTACACCAAACTCTTCATATACTGCTGAATTACATTATTATTATAGGCCAGCATCTATAGTATCAACTAATACAAGTTGGATTGGCACAAACGCCCCTCAAGCGTTGCTTTATGGAGCGTTAGTTGAGGCTTATATCTTTATGAAAGGGGAGCAGGATATTGTTCAATTATACAATGGGCGTTTGCAAGAAGCTATAAATGGGTTGCAAGTATATGCAGTAGCGAAAGAAAACACAGACGCTTACAGGAGTGGGTTGTTAATTAAACCAAGAGCATAGAAGGGCAAAATGCTACAAGAAAATTTAGAGGGCAAAAATATCGCCATAGTTGGACTTGGCGGTTCTTTTTCAGAATATGTTTTATCACGGATAAACTCTCAAAAATTTGATGAGGTTTGGGGCATAAATAGTATCGGCGGGATTATGCACGTTGATAAAACTTTTATGATGGACCCTGCCTCTCGTTTTTTAGATGACATAAAGGCTGGCACCCAAACAGGAATTGCACAAGAGTTTCTGTTGGAAACGCCTAACAAGGGGCCTATATATTCTTGTTGTTTAGACAGCAGGGTTCCCGAAATAGAGCTTTATCCGCTAGAGGACGTAGTAACAGATTTGCAGTATTGTTACTTTAATAATACTGTGGCTTATGCAATAGCTTACGCTATTCATAAAAAAGTAGAAAAAATAAATCTTTATGGCATAGACTTCAGTTATAAGAAGAACTTAAATTTTGCAGAGGCGGGACGCGCTTGTTGTGAGTTTTGGTGCGCGATTGCGCTTTCTAGGGGTATTAAAGTAGAAATCGCTCGTACTTCTGGCTTTATGGATACAAATGTGCCAGAAAACGAAAAGCTTTACGGGTACCATAGATTAGAAGACCCTTTGGTTCAGACCATGAAAGACGGTGCTTTAATAATTATGCCGCAATCTGAATTTACAAAAGAAGAAGAACAAGAGCTTGGTTCACCAGAGCCTTTAGATGGGAAAGACCCTGTTCTTATAGGTCGTCACGATTTACCGGGAGTAACATATAATGATAAGCGTTGATGTAGGGATGGATGTAGGAAAGATTGACGTTATGACCTCTAACGAGGGCGGTCTTTCCTCTGATCAAATTGCTGAAATGGCTAGAAAAAAGATAATCTACATTGCTGACGATGCTCCGCCAGCAATTAGAGATCAGGCTCAAGTTTTTGCGGATCGTGTAGAAGATACCTTACGGTATTACATAGACTTGGCGAAACGTGAAGAGCGTGGTACTATAACCCAGACCTTGCGGAATGCGGGTCATACCGACATTGCTGAATATATTAGGAGACTATAATGGCAATTACGCAAGCGATGTGTACCTCTTTCAAGACGGAACTCCTAACAGGTACACATAATTTTACGAATGGTGCAAACAGCATTAAGTTGGCTCTGTACGCTATTTCTTCTGGCGGCAAGTCAAGCTCTACAGCTACTTTGGGCGCGACCACTACAGCTTTCACCACAACTGGTGAGGTGGCAACTAGCGGTTCATACTCAACTGGTGGCGGTGCCTTGACAAACGTGACACCGACTTCTTCTGGCACTACAGCCTTTGCAGATTTTAACGATCTGAGCTTCACAACTGCAACAATTACAGCCCGTGGTGCTTTGCTCTATAATTCTTCTGCTTCAAACAAAGCTGTAGCTGTTTTGGATTTTGGCGCGGATAAGACATCAACCTCTGGCACGTTTACCATTCAGTTCCCAACAGCAAACTCTACAAGCGCGATTATCCGTATCGCTTAACGGAGTAAGCTGTGGCTAACATCACGGGATGGGGCAGAGGCACTTGGGGCGAAGGGCCTTGGAATGAGGCCATACCCGTTGAAGTCACTGGCGTTCAAGGAACAACAGGTCTAGGTGAAGAAACCGTAACAGGAACGGCTCTTGTTGCGGCTACAGGCGTTTCTGCTACAGGTGCTTTAGGCGCCCCATCCTTTAAGCTAGATTGTGTATTCCCTGTAACGGGTGTTTCTGCTACGAGCGCAGTGGGATCTGTAACAGTAGCCGCAGGGGCGGGTGTCTCTGTAACGGGTATCTCTGGTACAGGCGCAGTAGGCTCTGTTGCGGCAACAGGCACCTCTGTACTTACTCTTACAGGCACTTCGGCTACTGGGGCGGTTGGCACCGCATTAGCAGCGGGTGGTGCCATTGTCGAAGAAGACGGCCTTGAAGGTGCCATCGGCTTTGGTGATGAGCAAGTTGTTGGCACAGCCAACGTGTTCCCAACAGGCGTTTCTGGCACAGGCGCGATAGGCACAGCTACCGCAGAAGGCATAGCCCTTGCCGTTGTGGGCGGCGTAAGAGGTCTTGGCCTTTTAGGCAGACCGCAAGTAGATGACATGGCAATCGGCGTTACAGGATTGTCAGCAAGCGGAAATATTGGTATTGTCTTTATCTGGGGAGAAATAATTGCTGATCAGACTGCTAACTGGTCAGAAATCGCCCCCGCAGATGCGGACATTTGGAGTGATATAACGCCTAACCAAGTTTCTGACTGGAAAGAGGTTGCATAGAAATGAGTACATATACCACCAGAACAGGTATTGAAAAGCCAGCGACTGGTACACAGTCGGGTACTTGGGGCGATACCACAAACACCAATTTTGATATTATTGACACAGCCCTGAATGGGATTGTGACACTTACCTTGTCTGGCACAAGTTCAAACCTCACCACAACTGATGGTACTGTCACAGACGGTATGAATAAAATGATTATTTGTGGTGGTTCCCCGTCTGGGACACATACCATAACGGTTGTTCCAAATGACGCAGAAAAGATTTATTTCGTTACCAACAATACTACACAATCTGTTATATGCTCTCAGGGCAGTGGTGCAAATGTTACTGTTGCGGTTGGCGAGTCTCGTATTATTCATTGTGACGGTGCAGGGTCTGGTGCGGCTGTAACCGATTACACATCAACCTTGGCATCAAGCACCACTTTTATTGACGGTCAAGCCACGGCCTTGGCAATTGCACTAGGATAGAAAAATGGCAAACACTTTTAAGGTAAAAACTGACGCAGCGGCTCCCGCATCCGCAGGTACGTTTGATACTGTCTATACAGTGCCATCCTCCACAACAGCTATTGTTTTGGGTTTGATGGTTTGTAACGTAAAGACTTCGCAGGTTACGGCATCTGTTCGATTGAATACAAATACAGTAGATACTGAAACCAACCAAACAGTTCTGTTGGTTCAGGATGTTCCGATCCCTGTTGGATCTAGTGTCGAGCTTCTTGCGGGTAACAAAGTTGTGATGCAGACCACAGACTTTTTGGAAATTGATTGCGACACCACGGCTGGTGTTGATGTGACTTTGAGTATTATGGAGATCACCTGATGCCATATCTGGGTAATGCACCTGCCGAAGCATATAGCAATATATCCTATCAGGATTTGACTGGTGGTAGCGGAACTACTTTTACTTTGGACTTCCCTGCTGGTTCGCCGGGGGAGCTAGAGGTATTTGTAAATAACGTCCGTCAGGAGCCAAGCGTTGCTTACACGGTTTCCGGCACCACCCTGACCATGACAGGCACCATTGCATCCACTGACGACTTCTATGTGGTGTTTCAGAGTAAAGCCCAGCAGACAGTAAGGCACCCCGCTAATACCGCCTTGGAAGCAACAAGCGGTACATTTAGCGGTGCTTTGTCTATGGGGTCTATTTCTGGCGGGATACCAAATTTAATTCGTATTCAGACCTTTACAGCAGATGGCACTTACACAAAGTCAAGTGGCGCAACTAAAGCACTTGTTTACGTTGTCGGCGGTGGCGGCGGTGGAGGTGGCATAGACGGCTCTGGGTCATCTACAACAGGCGGTGGAGGTGGCGGCGGTGCTGGTGGCATGGCTATGAAACTAATCACTTCCGGTCTTGGTGACACTGAAGCAGTTACAGTTGGTGATGGCGGTGCTGGTGGACCGGGGGGTAGTGGCGGTAGTGCTGGGTCTGCTGGCGGCTCATCATCTTTTGGTTCTCATTGTTCAGCTACTGGAGGTGGCGGCGGCAGTGGTGGCACAGCATCGGCTGTTTCTAATGCCACTATCCGTCTTGGCGGCACTGGCGGAGTAGGCTCATCGGGGGATATTAACACAACAGGTCAACCCGGCAGTCCCGGTATTGCCGCTGGTACAGCAACTGGCG